CTGTCCTTATAAGCGAGCAAAGTCAGTTTTTACCCTCCCCTGCACCGTTTTGGATCAAAAATTATCAAAAAATAAATAAATTAAGATATATGCAGTGCGCCGCTGCGTATTGATGCTTCTCTTGCTGTCTTCTCTTTATGATGCGTTACGCATAGCCATTGCAGATTGTGTTCATCATTTGTACCTCCTGCCCACAATGGAATAATGTGATCGAGTTCATCACCGTTACCAACTTTTCCTTGTCGATCACATTCAACGCATAAGCGTGGATGATGTCTTTCGTATATTTTTTTTATTTTTATCCATCTTGTTCCTGTGATTCGTTGATCGTCATTGCTTATGCTACGCAATGTTGATTTCGCAAATCCAATTCTAGGTTTTAATGTTTGCAGTCTAGGTTTAGCCTTTGATCTCATTGCATTATTACCTTTTGACTCTTACTTTCTTCATGCCGTATTCATTTACTTCATTTGGTATTTCGATGTTGGGTTTCTTTACCAACTTCATGTGCTTGAATACATTGTAGTTTACATGATGATGGCATCTACCAAACTTCCATACCATTCTACTAACATCGGGATGAACTGCAACTTGCATCTTGCTCTTGGCTATTGTCCCTTCGTGTGAATAGAATTCTTTTGTATTTCCTCCACCTATTGTCTGCGTCCTTATCTTCTCTTGCAGGAAAGCATTGAACTGTACTGTGCACCATCCCGCTTTCAACATATCCAATGAGAGAATCGTATCTTCGTTGTATCTTCCTCTCCATCTGAAAGGTACATCATTGCGGATAAGATTGCAGGAATAGATACGAGTATTCAAAACGAATGGCGGCAATGCAGATGCCCCGAAAGCAAACATTGTGTAATTAGGTCCAGCCATCCCAATATTTTTATATCGCAACACAAAGTCTTCCATTGCTCTGAATATTGCGCCGTCAGCAACTTTGATACGTGCTGCATTATTCATTCGCCGAAAGCATTTGATGTTATCGTCCATCACCCAATGCCATTCGTATCCTTCTGACTTTGAATATTCCCAAATGAAGTTGCGGGCAGGACCCGGACCTGTGCTTTTGGTAAGACCTAGATCATCACATAACTCGTAAGTCTTTTTGAAAGCTTGGTCAAGCACCAACAGTTTGCTTTTATCTCCATTTACCGCTTTCAGATAATCAGCGTACTCTTGTTCTTCAATAACCAACCGATGCGGCACTTTGATTTCATCTAATGCCCTTGATGTAATCATGTACTGCGATCGTCCCTTGCTAGGGATGAATAAGGGAAATTGTGGATTAAGTTTATTCATCAATAGTTGTGTATCTAATATCTTTGAGGTCTCTTTGTTCTTTCTCAGGGAACCAAACTGATTTTGTTTTCTCTGTGTATGATTGACCAATCAAGCTAAAGAATTCTTGTACATCATCTGGCGTATCAAAATTTACAACTACTTTTCTATAGCAAGGATCCTCGCTGATAAATTCAGGCATCCCTTTCCATTCTTCATTAGCATCAGTGCCAGAGCCATCGTCAAAGATAAGAGCAAGCTCGGCATCATTAAAGCCTGTAATTTTGAAATCAAAATCATTTTGTTCTAGGAAATCTAATTCAAGTTTAAGTATTTCATTGTCCCAAGATGAGTTAATTGCAATTTTATTGTCAGCAATAACGTAGGCTTTTTTCCGCACCTCATCAAGATTACATAATTCAATTACTGGAACTTTCTTTAATTCCAATTTCTTTGCTGCCAGCAATCTTCCGTGACCTGCAATTACTCCATTTTCTCCATCCACAAGAATGGGATTTGTAAATCCAAATTCTTTTATAGATGAGGCAATTTGAGTTACTTGAGCATCATTGTGTACCCTTGAATTATTTACATAGGGAATCAATGAATCAGTATCTCGATACTCAATTTTTAATTCTTCCATCTCACTCTCCTCGGTTATTCGGCAATCCCTCGCCACTTCAAATTCTGATAGCATGATTTCCATTTAGCATCAGGATACTTGTCTGCGTACCATTGCTTGCCATCCCAATAGCAATATTCGATTACATCTGTTCTATAAATTGGGTAGAGCCTTTGATATATTCCAACTCTTGTAGGCACTTCCCATCCACTAAACCATTGGGTCAGTTTCATATCTCGCCTTTATTATCAACAGGAAAGGGCAGGTTGCATTCCCTTGCTGGCCGTGTGCAATATGCCACTGTCACCCTATGGCCTACCCTTTCTTCTTAATGCCGAGTCACCAGCGGAGGAGAGAGCGATTCTGGCCTCGGCTGCGAGAGTTTCTTAGCCACAACTCGCTAGGCTTCGTTGCATAACCTGATGACTTCCTTCCATGCGGTCTCAGGGCTATTTACAACGGCAATCTGTCCGCGCCACAATGAATGAAATATCTCTTGCTTCGCTGTTAATTTCTGTTGAGAAGGTGTCCTTGATCCATCTTTAATTTCTAACAAGACATTCTTTCCTCGAAAGCCGCAAACAATATCAGGGAATCCATCGCCAACTGTCGCTGTATTCGCGACTGATACGCCTTTAGAACGTAAGTATTCAACAATCTCTTTCTGATTGGTATCAGTCTTTGCTACTCTCATTTGAACCTCTTCTCGTACCACTCAACGCGTTTTTCAATCTTGGCATCATTTTCTTTTGTATACATAGCACAATCAATTTCACGCTCTAATGAATAGTAAGTTGCCAATGTTAAGGTGCAATACCCAAACCCATGTTTAGACATGGTTTTATCTTTTTGCAGATTTAGATATCTACACTCAAGACAACGCAAGATGCTTCACCTGATCCGCAGCGGCTTGCATTTCTAGTAGAGCTTTTTTACTTCCACCTTCCATGACTAGTTGCGCCTTATGTTGTTGCCCAATAAATCTTGGCGGTTGATTATCAAAGCCATGCATTCTGTTATTTGCATTACTGATACCAATAAGCACCGATGGATAGTCAGGCGTTTCGCCTTGCATTAAATACCCGCGATATCTATTCTGAAATTCGTTGGCAACAAAAGGCCAATCCTTTTCTTGCTTTGAGCCAAGAAATATCCAGCCGCCCATGTCTAGGATAACGCGATGAATAATTGCATCATCGAACACTACATCCGTATATGTGCCAACTTGCCTGATACCCGCATCAACCTTTGACCATGCTTGCGCTGCTCTGTCCGCAGTCTTGCCCTTAAGAAATTTATTGATATCGGCAATCTTGGGCATGAACTGACCAGAATCAGCATCTTGCGTATGTAACCAAAGAGCCTTTTCAATTGCCTCAAGATCATATTCTCGTAAGCCTTCCCAATAGATCGTGATCATATTCGGGCTTATTGTCTTGCTGTAATACTCGGCGATGACAGATAGGATGACGCTGAATCGTTGCTTGTCGTTATTAACCATGATTTTGTTCCTCCAACCATTGCATAACAGCAGCTTGATTACTTGTCGCCAGATTGTTTTTGACCGTCTGTCTTTGTGCAGTCACCTCAAACAATCCAGCCCATCCTCTCTCAATAGATTGCTCAATTACCAATTTCGGACTATAGCCATTCTTGTTGAGATCAACAAGTTTTTTTAGAGCCAATTGTTTAGCCTGTTCAGTCATAGGCTTTCTCATTGCTTTTCTATGAGCAACAAATGATTGCCAATCTGTTTCGCTCACACAATCAGGCAGCAACGCTGCCGTATCCTTACTGGTTATTGGTTTATGTTTTATGGTTAATGGTTTATGGTTTATGGTTGGTTGAACGTCCGTTCCTTCTGTTGTTGAACGCCCGTTGAACCGCCGTTCAGCGGATGCTCGACCAGCGCGACTTGCTTGCTCAATTTTTGCCCGATATTGAGCGATTTCCTTGTCTGCTCTGCTATGAATCCAACCTTCATCGGTCAATTCAAAGAATTCCTCAAGAATATTTTTTACTTCGGGTTCATATTCTCTGGCGTTAATCTGTCGTGCAACGGATGTTAAGCCGCTGTTTAACGGTCGTTCATGCAGATAGTAGATATCAAGAAGTCGCCTGTAGATAGCATCTTCGATCAATGACAGATGCCGAGTGTGGCTTGAATAATCGCCAATGTTAAATTGGTAATAGTGCATTTGCTTTCCCTTGCCAGATGGCAGCAATCCCATTAAAAAAAGAAAAAGGCAGGACAATGGGAGTTTGTCTTTTCGGTAGCGAACCTAGCCTTTTGCCAAAAGTATCACATTACTTTTACGATTCCAAGCAGAAATTTTTTTAAAATAGTTTTTTCAAAGCCAGCCTTCCAATAATCATCTTTTTGCTGGCGTGATAATTTGTTTCCTTGATCTATTTCTGCATGGCAACTGCTACATGCCCATGCGACATAGCAATCATGTGCCTTAATTCCAAGACCCTTTCCATGCCGCAAAGAGTTGCTATGCGCCGCAACAGTTGTCTCTGGATTGCCATTACATATGCCAGGAATTTCAATCGTACATTCCTGCCCTCTAGCAGCGTCAAGAAGTCGTTTGCTGCGATACATTGCTGCGAATATAGGTGGCTAAATCTTTTAGTTTTTGATCAGTCAAAACATTTTCCATTCGCACCTGACCATTCGTAGCTTTTTCGATCAAAGCTGCATGGTGGAAAGAAACAGGCTTCTTTCCGTTTTTGATCTTACTAATTTCTGGTGGCGCAACTTCCATGGCCTGAGCCAATCGTTTCGCTGCCCCATACTCTTTTAGGTATTCCTCTAATGTCATATCAGTCCCTTTCATTATCAAATTATTAACATATTGCAACAACTGTTTCTATTATAGAAACTATTGTGTTGCAAATGACATTATTGTTCCAATTTTAGATATAACGCAAGTACTTTTTTTGTGTATTTCCTCATTTAATGCTTGTCCAATCAGTTGTTTTCGGGTGTAATGATGTCTCGTAGTAATTTTATTTGTTAATTGTTAATTTCAATGTGAGGTGATTATATGAAACAGATCATGATTAAAGACGCACCAAAGGGTGAGTTCATCAAACGTAAGGCAGATGCCAATATCGTATATGTAAAGGGCGATTACGACAGATCGACAAAATCATTTGAGTGCCATGCTTTTGATGATGTGTGCAAATTCATATACATCAAAGCAAACAAAGAAATTTTTGTTGGTTTTGATTACTAATTCAGAGCGAGGAAATTATGCAACCCATCCAACAAATAAACTATTCAATTGCAGACGAGAAAGATTGGTCTGTATCTATTGGTTACAAGGGTTATGGATACGCCATTAAACGTGATGATGGCGGTCTTGTCTGTAACGTAGCAGAAGGTCTGCGTCCCGAAGAAGCCGCTTTGGCACGATTGATTGCTGCTACTCCTGATTTATTAGCCGCGCTGCGCGATCTGTTAGAGGAGGCTGATTTAAACGAGGTTGATGAGTACACCGTTTCCAAAATCGAAGCTGCTCGTGCCGCTATTGCTAAAGCCACAGGAGGCCATCATGACTGAATATCAAATCGAAGAAAGATTCGAGCGAGAGATGGATAAGTTAGATAAAAAGTATCTAAACAATTTGATCACAGCACATAGTTACAATTTGATGGTCGAGTTGTTAAAAGAATGGGCAGATGAACAACTGTCTAAATTGCGGTAACTTTTATTAATTTTTTTCAAAGTGAGGAAATATCATGGCTCATCAACTTACCACCCGCGAAAATGGCTTTGTAGAAATTGCTTGGACAGGTCAAACACCTTGGCATGGTTTGGGACAAAAACTAGATGAAGGCGCAGACATGGAAACATGGCGCACAGCAGCAGGATTGGATTGGCAAATCGAAAGAAAGAATGTCCATTATTTTGACGATAATGGGATTGCTCATTCATTTAAAGGGCAGCACGTTTTATATCGTTCAGATAATAATGAGCCTATGAGTGTGGTTAGCGACAGGTACAAAATAGTCCAACCCGCTGAAGTGCTAGATTTTTTTAATCGATTGGTTGAACGACAAGGCTATAAATTACACACAGCCGGATCATTAAAAGGCGGCAAACGTATATGGGCACTCGCTGAAACTGGCAAAGTTGCCGAAGTCATCAATGGCGATCCTGTTGCTAAATATATTTTATTAGCAACTTCTTATGATAAAGGTATGGCAACGACAGCTAGAGAAACAAATATTCGAGTCGTTTGTGCCAATACCATCGCAATGGCTGATCGTGATAAAACAAACGTAGTTTCTATTCCGCACAGCACAGATTTCATCGCAGACAATGTCTATAACCAACTTGGAATTTCCATTGATTCATTTTCTGCCTTTTTGGAACAAACAAAATATTTGGCAAAACAACAAATAAATTCCAATAAATTTGACCATTTCATGGCTCAATTATTGAACTCCAAATACTATGAGATGAAAGAA